GCCTATATAAGGGTGGAGGGTGGGGGTGGGGGATCGAGCAAAGGAGAACGAGATGATCATCATGGGTGTGGATGTCGGGCAGAACGGTGGCCTTGCGGTCGTGAAGGGTCGTGAGCTGCTGGGCGCGGTGCGGATGCCGACCATCACGGTGCGCGGCAAGCAGGCCGTCGATGCGCTGGCTGTGATCCAGTGGGCCAGTCGGTTCCCGAAGCCGGATCACATCGTGGTCGAGCTGGTCAGCGCCATGCCGCGTCAGGGCGTCGCGTCGACGTTCCAGTTCGGCCGCATGCTGGGCGGGATCGAGTGCGCGGTGCAGCCTTGGCAGGTGCCGATGAGCTACATCACGCCGGCCGTCTGGAAGAAGGCGATGGGCCTGAGCAGCGACAAGCAGGCCAGCATCGACGCGGCGCACACCGCGTTCGGTGAGCGCGGGCGCAGCCTGATCCGGTTCAAGGCGGACGATGGGCTAGCCGAGGCGGCCCTTTTGGCGCTATACTTCCATCAAACAGAAGGAAGCTGACGGCGATGTCGCGCATCCAGAAGGGAGAGGTCAGGAACCCGAAGGGTCGGGTGAGGGGCATCCCCAACAAGTACACGCAGACCATCAAGGAGATGGTCGAAGAGGCACTGCATCGCGCCGGCGGCGTCGAGTACCTGTACCAGCAGGCGCTGGAGAACCCACGCGCCTTCCTGCCGCTGGTCACCAAGCTGCTGCCCAGCCAACCGGTGACCGAGATCAACATCTACAGCGGCGAGGACATGGTGCGCCGCCTGCAGGAGGGCCGCGAGCGGGCCGCTGCGCTGATCGACATCACGCCAGAGGGAGAGGACTGAGCGATGACCGAACAAGGCAAGACACTAGGACAACTGAACGTGCAACCGGGCGACGTGGTGCGGTGTGTAGATAACTATGGCCGTCCTTGGTGGACGGTGGGAAAGGAATACCACGTTTACGAAAGCAAAGACGGCCTGATTATTAAAGACGATGACGGTGACCCTCGGCGGAGCATCCCCTTCGCTTTCTTCACCATCGTCTCCCGCAACGAAGTAAACCCCAGCCAAGACGGCGCGTCGATGATCACGAAAGAACAGGCGCTGGAGTTGCTGTCTTCTATCGCCGACAATCCGCCGCGAGTATGTGTCGCTTGGTGCGGCAAGGCTCAAGACGATTGCGCCTGTTTCAAAGCGCACGTCGCTCGCGAGGCAGTAAACGGTCAAGCAGAAGACGCGCTTCAGACCGTCATCGCCCTGCACGAGCGGGTGGAGCGGCTGGAAGCGGCGCTGCGACCGCAGGACGCGCTGTTGCCACAGATCGACCTGACGGGGTGCAAGGTCTGTGGGGTGAGGGGCGTCATGGGCTACGTCTGCCCGCGCCCCGACTGCCCCACTGCGGTGAGGGCAACGCCGTGAGCAACGGAAGCGAACTGAAGAGCGCAGGCGCGATGGCGCTGCGGGCAGCAGGCTACAAGCCGTTGCCGCGCTGGTGGGTGACCGCAGAGCAGCTCGAGCTGGTGGAGTACATGGCCCTGCAGAACGCCGATGAGGTGAACCGCATCAGGGGCGAGGCCAACGGCCGGCCGAAACCCAGACCGGAGGGACTGACCGATGACTGACATCAAGACCACGCACCAATGGGTCGCGCCACCTGCGGGGCAGGGCAGCGAGCCGATCTGCCGCCTGTGCGGCGTCAGACGCAGCCAGCAGGCCACGCCCTGCCAGCCAGACATCCCGCACGAGCGCCGGCCGGAACCAGACTATGACCCGTTCGAGTGACGACGTGTTCCACGTCGGGTTCGACGTGCCATATGGCGAGCTGTCGACGATGGTCGTGCAGCCCAGCGACACGATGGACAAGCCGGTGCTGGTCTACACGAACGAGGTCAGCGAGACCTACGTCTTCAACTGGAGCGAACAAGAGTTCGAGAGAGTGAGCCCGACATGGCCGATCAGGCAACGGTAAACGCCGCCATCACCGACGCGCTGGCCGACTGCTATGCCGACCCGCTGCTGCACGTCATGCTGTCCTACCCGTGGAACAGCGGGGCGCTGCGCGGCAGGACGGGGCCGCAGCAGTGGCAGATCGACTTCCTGCGTGAGGTCGGGGCGGAGGTGAAGGCGCGGGGGTTCGACGGCATCAGGGCGGTGCGGCCGATCCAGTTCAGCACCGCCTCGGGCCACGGGATCGGGAAGTCGGCGCTGGTCGCGTGGCTGATCAAGTGGATCATGGACACCCGACCGTTCGCCAAGGGCGTCGTGACTGCGAACACCGCGCCCCAGCTCAGGACCAAGACGTGGGCCGAGCTGGCCAAGTGGCACAACATGAGCCTGACCAAGGACTGGTTCGAGCTGACCAGCGGCGCGGGCAGCCTCAGCATGTACCACAAGGAGTTCCGCGAGACGTGGCGCGTCGACGGCCAGACCAGCCGCGAAGAGAACAGCGAGGCCTTCGCCGGCCTGCATGCTGCCAACAGCACCCCGTTCTACATCTTCGACGAAGCCTCGGGCATCCCAGACAAAATCTTCGAGGTGCGCGAAGGCGGCCTGACCGACGGCGAGCCCATGACCTTCGACTTCGGCAACCCGACGCGGAACAGCGGCCGCTTCCACGGCAACATGATCGGGCGCTTTCGCGATGGGTACATCCGCCGGTTCATCGACAGCCGCGACGTCGAGCAGACCAACAAGGAGCTGTTCAAGACGTGGGCCGAGACCTATGGCGAGGACAGCGACTTCTTCAAGGTGCGCGTAAAGGGGCAGTTCCCCAGCAGCGGCAGCCTGCAGTTCATCCCGACCGATGAGGTCGAGGCCTGCATCGGGCTCGATGTCAGGGTGTCCCCGACCGACCCGCTGGTGATGGGCGTCGACGTGGCGCGGTTCGGCGATGACAGCAGCGTGATCTACCTGCGGCAGGGCAGGGATGCCGAGAGCCAAGGCCACCACGTCTACAGCAAGATCGACACCATGCAGCTGGTGGGCGAGGTGGCGCGGATCGCGAACGAGAAGAAGCCTGACGCCATTTTCGTCGACGGGGGCGGCGTGGGCGGGCCGGTCGTGGATCGCCTGCGGCAGCTCGGGTTCGACGTGATCGAGATCAACTTCGGTGCCAAGTCGAACGTGAAGGGCGCAGCCAACATGCGGGCCGCCATGTGGATGAGCCTGCGCGACGCCATCAAAGACGGCATCCGCCTGCCTGATGACCAAGACCTCGTGACCGACCTGACCGGCGTCGAGTACGGCTTCAACATCCGCAACGAAATCCAGCTGGAGCGCAAAGAGGACATGAAGAAGCGCGGGCTGCAGTCGCCAGACCTCGCCGACGCCCTTGCCCTGACCTATGCCATGCCGGTCCACCCAGCGCAGCGGGCAGGGTACGGCGGCTTCCAGCATGCCGTCACCAGCGAGTACGACCCGTTCGCCTGATCAGCATCATAGCTATTGTGCCTCTGTATCGACAGGCCACAGCATTTGGTGTACAACTGCGGCATGTCTGATGCTGTCGTGATCTTCGAGGACAACAACCTGCACCCGCTGAGCTTCCTGATGCGGCGGGGTTTTCGGCATGTTTGGGTGGCAGTCGTGGATGAGAACGCAGGCTACTGGGTGGCGCACGACGTCCGCCTGACCGGCCACGCGACCACCGTGCTGGCCGACGCCTCGTTCGATCTGGCCGCGCATTACCGCGCACAGGGCTGCACGGTCGTGGTGGTGCAGCGGCGGGATCGGCGCATCCTCGGCCCCGTCCTGTTCAACAGCTGCGTCGGCCTGACCAAGCACCTGATCGGCCTGCGGTCGTTCGCCCTCACGCCTCGGCAGCTGCACCGAGCCCTTACGGAGACCCCCAGAATGAAGAAGCTGCTTTCGTTCCTGTCGCGCCTGATGATCCCCGCCGGCCTCGGTGGGGGTGGCTCACAAGCCGTGCGGCCCCCGCCGCCGCCCGCAGCGCCGAGGCCGACCCCGACACCCGTCGAGGTCGCCGGCTCGAACGTTGCCGCCCAGTACCGGCAGCGGCAGCGCCAGCAAGCGGGCGTGGCAGGCAGCATCCGCAACACGGGCGGCATGGGTGGCTCGCTGGTTCAGATGTTCCAGATGGCATCCCGCAACCTGACTGGGCAGTGACCGATGTCTCAGGGGAACAGCAAAGAAGAAATCGAGGCGCGCAAGGCGGCGCAGGACAACAGTCCTCCGCCCGCCCGCAAGAGCCTAAGCGGGAGCTGACACATGGCCATCCTGACCCCTGAGAACCTCGGCGCGACGTCGACCACCTCCAAGCGCGGTGCGATCTTTGCCCGCTGGAAGAAGCTGGAAGACGACCGCTCTTCGTGGCGGGCGCACTGGTCCGAGATCACAGACTACCTGCTGCCGCGACGCGGCCGCTACATGATCGAAAGCCAGAACACCAAGGGCCGCAAGCGCAGTTCCAAGATCGTCGACAACACCGCAGGGCAGGCGCTCCGCACCCTGTCCGCCGGCATGATGTCTGGCATGACGTCGCCTGCGCGGCCGTGGTTCCGTCTGCAGACCGCAGATGCGGACATGATGCGGATGGCCGGCGTGAAGGACTGGCTGGGGGTCGCCGAGCGCGAGGTGCGGGCCGTCCTCTCCCGCTCCAACTTCTACAATTGCGCGTCGACGCTCTACACCGAACTGGGCGCGTTCGGCACCGGCGCGATGTACCGCATGTCGCACCCGACCGACATCGTGTCCTTCCGCCCGTTCACCGCCGGCGAGTACGTTATCGCCGAAGACGAGTACGGCCGCGTCGACACGCTGGGCCGCGAGTTCACCATGACGGTGGCGCAGGTGGTCGAGCGGTTCGTGATCGACCGATCCACCGGCAAGGAGGACTGGTCGAAGGTGTCCAAGGCCGTCAAGAACCTGTGGAGCCGCAAGGCGTTTGATGAGCAGATCGAGATCATCCACCTGATCCAGCCTCGCCGCGACGAGGATCGCGACCTGACGAAACGGGACGGCAAGAACAAGCCGTGGATGGACTGCTACATCGAGAAGGGCGCAGACGGGGACACCGTGCTGTTCGAAAGTGGGTACGACAAGTTCCCTGCTTACTGCCCGCGCTGGGACGTGCTGGGCGGCGACATCTACGGCGTGAGCCCAGCGATGGAACAGCTGGGTGACATCAAGCAGCTGCAGCACGAGCAGAAGCGCAAGGCACAGGCCATCGACAAGATGGTCAACCCGCCGATGGTTGCCAGCCTGAGCCTGAAAGGGAAGCCTGCCACGACGCTGCCGTCGGGCGTGACCTATGTCGACCCGCAGCAGGGCAGCGCCGGTTTCGCCCCCGCGTACACCGTGCAGCCCCGCATCAACGAGATGATGATGGACATCCAAGAGGTGCAGGGCCGCATCCAGCGCGGCTTCTACGCCGACCTGTTCGCCATGATGATCAACAGCGACCGCCGCCAGATGACGGCGACCGAGGTCGCGGAACGGCACGAGGAAAAACTCACGCTGCTCGGCCCCGTGCTGCAGCGGCTGAACACCGAGTTCCTCGACCCGATGATCAGCGATGTCTTCTACATGGCCCTCGCCGCCGGTCGGCTGCCGCCGCCGCCACGGGAGCTGCACGGGGTGGACGTCGATGTGAAGTACGTCTCGCTCCTCGCTCAGGCGCAGGAGGCCGTGGCCGCCGCCGCCATCGAGCGGACGTTCTCCTTCGCCGGGAACCTCGTGGCCGTCTTCCCCGAGATCACCGACAACATCGACCCGGACATCGCCTTCCGGGCCTACGGGGAGACGCTCGGCATCAGCCCGGACATCATCCGCGACGACGATGAGGTCAAGAAGCTGCGGGCCGCACGGCAGCAGGCGCAGCAGCAGCAGGCGAACATGGAGCAGGCGATGGCCGGGGCGCAGATCGCCCAGACCGGGGCGCAGGCTGCCAAGGTGCTGTCCGAAGCTGACACCACCCGACCCAACGCCCTCACCGCGCTGCTGCAAGGCGGTGGCGGCATGCCGAGGGCCACAGTATGACCTACGAAGCATCGAACCCAGACCACATTGCGAAGGCCGAGAAGGCCGAGGCAGACCGGGGCAAAGACCTCGATTTCGTCCTGTCGCAGCCGCGTGGCCGCCGGTTCATCTACGAGCTGATCCACGAAGTCTGCCATGTGGATCGGCCCAGTCACGTCCCGAGTGACAGCGATGCGACCGCCTTCAATGAGGGCGCGCGGGCTGTCGGCCTCGCACTGAGGGAGCGGATCAGAGGCCAAGCCAAGGCCAAGTTCCTGCTCATGCTGAACGAAAACCACTTCGAGGAAGAGAAGAATGAGTGAACAAGCCACAGGCGACCTTGTCGCCGACACCACGAACCCAGCAGCCGGCTCTCCAGACGGCGCGCAGGGTTCCCAGACTGCTGCTGCAGGTGACCCTCCCTCGCCGAGCGGGCAGCAGTCTGGTGACCTGATCACCGGCGATGCCGACCAACAGAATACCTCCGATCCGCTGTCGGGCGACGGGAACGGTGGGGACGAAGGAGGGGTGCCTGACACCTACACCTTCGAGCCGCCAGAGGGCGTCGAAGTGAACGACGACCTGAAGGCGGGCGCTGAGGCGTTTGCCTCGACTGCCAAAGAGCTGGGCCTCACGCAGGCGCAGTATCAGAAGCTGATCGAGTACGACATCCAGCGCACAACGCAGGCGGTCCAAGCGGCCACCGAGAAATGGACTGAAGTCGTCGACGGCTGGCGCAACAGCGTCAAGACCGACAAGGAGCTGGGCGGGCGCAGCCTGCCCCAGACCCTGCAGACCGTGGAGAGCGCGGTGAAGCAGTTCGGTGACCCCGAGCTGCGCTCGCTGCTTCGCTCGCCCAGTCCTGACAACCCGAACGGGATGTCCATCGGGAACCACCCCGCCGTCGTGCGTTTCCTGAACCGCGTGGGCAAGGCCATCGCCGATCCGTCGTTGATCACTGGGGACGCGCAAGCACCCATGACGCCGCCGGAACAGCGCATGTACCCGTCCATGTTCCAGAAATGACGTAACCAAAGGAGGCCAAAATGGCT